AAAACCACCTGCTGCTAAAGTGTTTGCTGGAATAATAATAGACATATTAAGATCCTAATCTTGGGAATTCTCCTAATGGTCTTTCAATGACTTCAGGGTCCCCTTCATCAGCTGTATTTACATACGTGTATAAAGTTTCAATTGCTGGTGTATCAGATGCGTTAGTAATTAATGTTTCCATTGCTGCCCCTTTAGTTCTTACAGCTGCTCTAAATGTTGTAATAGCTGAAGGCACGTCAGTATTTGCATCTGCTTTTCTTAAAATATACCAGTCTGTATCTTGTAATATTCCAGCTACTTGTTGTTTAATAATTTTTATAAAGTTTGTTTTTAATCCAGGTATAACTACAACTGGATCAAGATCAGCTCCATCCTCATCAGTAGCATTTGCATTAGCATGAGCTTTTGCTGTAGCATCACCATACGCAGCTGTTACTGTGCCAGCATCTGCATCATAAGTATAAGTTTGATTTGTATTAATATAATACCTTTCATCTTTTTTATTACTATCATCAAATGTAATCTCTATAATACCTATTGCTGCTTTTTCACTTGCAGTCCATAGAGTAAAAATAGTTCTAGGGTATTGAATATCTCCAATAGTAATTCCTTTATTACCCCTTAAGTGTTTTGCTATTGAGCCGTCTGTTATAAGTGCGTACATAATATTATTATCCTATGCTACTGTTAAATTAAGATTTCTACCAACTTCAACCCATTTTGTTCCATTATACCTAAATGAAAATAGATCGCCTTTAGCACCTGTTGTTGTTGCTACAGGAGCTGTTTCACCTGGGAATTCAAAAATAGCATTCCAGGCAATCGTATTTGATCCTCCCGCATCTTGTATAGCAAGAATAGAAATAAATTGTCCTGCTGTTGGATTTGAAGGTGCATCAAAAGTTACGTTAGCTGTTAATACTACTTTAGCAACTGGAGATACTCTAACATCCCAATCTTGTGTAGCATCAAATGATAAGGTAGCTTCTACTAAAACTATACCTCCTGATACTTTTGTTAAATTATTTGCATCAGCCGATAATACTTTAGAAGCTGCACTTGTACCAAGTGTTGCAAGATCAGAAAGATTTAATTCTGCTGCTGTTGCTGTAACATTAGTTCCGCCAATATCTAAAGTTGTCATTTGAACTTCACCTGCAACTGTTAATAAACCATCTGCTACTGTTAATAAATCTGTGTCATCTGTATGACCAATTGTTGTTCCGTTAATTAAAACGTTATCTATATCTAATGATCCACCGCTAATTAATCCTGTTGTTGTAATTGCTGATGCACCTGTATCAATAGTACCAAAACCTGAAGTAATAGATCCAGCATTTAAAGCACCTGTTGTAACTATACCTGTTCCACCTGCTATAGGACTTAATACTGAAGCTATTGCTGTACCGTTAATTGTAATAGCATCTGCTTCTAATGTACCATCTACATCAACGTTACCAGAAAAATCTCCTGTTGCAGCATCTAACTCACCACTGACAGTAAAATTTCTTAAACCTGTGTAATCTTTATTTGAATCTAAAATAACTGCTTTACTTGCTACAGCTGTTCCAACTGCTGTACTACCAATATCTAAAGCATTTAGTTCACCAACAACTGCAGTTATGCCATCTAGTGCATTTAATTCTGCGGCTGTAGAAGTTACTCCATCTAAAATATTTAATTCTGATGCTGTAGAGGTTACTGCTACATTTTCATTTATTTTTGGTGATGTTAAAGTTTTATTTGTTAAAGTATCAGTAGATACTAAAGAAACTAAAGTTGAACTAGCACCAGCAGGTAATAACATAGTATTAGTTATACTTGCAGAGTGTGGTTGTGCAATAACAGTTTGACCATGTGAGTTACTTTCACAATTAAATACTATAGCACCAGAATTTGTATTACCTCTTACAACAACTGTTCCTGTTCCATTAGGAGCTAGATCAATAGTTGCATTTGAAGTAGTAATAATATCTGCACCATTCATATCTAAATTACCACCTAATTGAGGTGAAGTATCTTCTACAACATTAGCTAAATCTCCACTTGAACCAGTTCCAGCAATAACAGCACTTCTTGTAATTTTTTTAAGTCCACCACCTGAAGTATCTACTGCTAAAAAAACATCATCTGCAGCTGCTGTTGATATTTCTGATAATGAACTAACTGCTACTGAATTAAAATTTGTACCATCTGCAATTAATAAATTACTGTCAGTGTTTGTACCCATAGTAATATCATCACCAGTAACTGTAAGGTCTCCACCAATAGTAATATTACCCGTAGTTGTAATTGAATCTATAAATGCATCTTTCCATCTAACACCTGTTGTTCCTAAATCTACATCACTATCTGTCTGTGGTCCAAATATACCATCAGCAACATACACTTGTTCTGCATTTGCTGCATAAAGATGTATTTCATTTGCTGTTTCAAAATCTATTTTAGTTTCATTGTCTTCACCAATTTTAATATCTGCTGCAAGTAAAGATGTAATTGTTGTTTGTGCAGCTGATAATGCTAAATCAATAGTATTATCTGCATCTTGATATGTTACTGTAATACCTGTTTCAGTATTGCTACTAAACATAGCACCTGTTGTATCAGAAATTACTTCTGCTAAAGTAGTACCAGCAAGAGTTAAAGCTCCTGATATATCTACAGCACCATTAATATCTACAGTAGTTGCAGCTATCTGTACTTCTGTATCAGCTATAATATCTAATTGACCATCTGCACTAGAATGAATATATAATGCAGTGTCTCTAAATTGTAATCTTTCTGTAGTAGTTAATAATAGGTCATCTGAGAATTGAAAATAATCTTCATCTTCCATCCATGTTAATACACCATCAGCTGATTGACCATCAAAAGTTACAGCAATATCTGTGCCTGCTGTAGCATCACCTATGGTAATTGCTGTGCCTAATAATTTTGTAATTGGTCCACCTTCTGCAGCTGTACCGTCATGAGTATGTCCTGAAGTTACAGCAAAGGCTGCAAGAACTTGATTAAATTCTGCATTTATATCTGCTGCTTCAATGACACCCCCATCAACAATAGCTGATGAACTCTGTCTTGTGTATGTTGCTCCCATTATCTTCTTCCCCCTGGTGTAAATTCTAATTGGAATCCTTTTATTGCAAAAGGTGCATTTGTACTAGTGTCTGTTATTTTTAAAGCTACGGCAAAACCTGATCCTTCTATTGATTCTCTAGTAATAGGTAGATCACTTGCACCATAACCTGATAATCCAAATGTTCCTGTTCCAAAATAAGCTCCACTTGATGACGATTCTAGGGGAATTAAACTTGGTTGAGGAGTGTTTATATCATCGTAATTATATTTTATAAATAAACTAGAGCTAACAATTCCTTCTGGCTCCCAGTTTATATTAACTCTATCCATTGATTTTCTAATACCTGCATCTCCCATTGTCATATCTGGAGATCTGTATGTAGCATCAATAGCTTCTGTTGTAGTTGCATGTGTAAAGAAATTTCCTGATTCTTGTAAATATACAAATCCATCATATCCACCATGAATAATTGTTTCTATATTATCAATGTAATCAGAATCACAGCATGAAACTTTTAAACCTTTTATATCACAGTATTCAAATCCTAGTTGTCCTGTATTTGGATTTGTTTTAATTACTGCTAGTAAACCTTTTTGACTTACTTCTAATCCTGCATCTTTAGGATAGAATAATCTGTATTGAGATTTGTTTCTAACTACTGTTGCAACAACATTGTCATATGTAATCTCATTAATTCTTTCTTGTACTTGTTTTGAAATAGTACCAAGTTCTACGTCACCAATTCTTTCTGTACCTGCAACAGTTCTTAAACCGTCTGCAGCTAAAAATATTAAATCTCCACCTAATTCTTGAATAGAGTGTGGGGCAATTGTACCTACGTTTTTAGCAACTTCAGCTAATGCAAATGTAGAAGAAGTAGTCCCTCTAAGTTTATATATTTTTCTTTGACAAAATATAAATAATTCATCTCTAAATACTTTTAATCCTGTAACAACATCACCAACTTTTATCTCACCTGCACCACTGCCAGAAGTAAAGTTATCTTCTGAAAAAGGTACTGAAAATATTATACTATGTGTAGAATTAGACATTCCACCATAGAATACATGATTGGCAAAAGTCTTAACAAACTTAGGATTAGTAGGAGCAGTCCCACCACCTGTTGCATTTATAACATCTACTGCAAAACTTGTATTTACTGTAAATGCTGCAGCTTCTCCTGTTGCTATAATAATTTTACTTGTGCCACTAAAATTAAATTTATCAAAATCATATGTATGTGCTGTACCTAAACTAGTTGCTAGGGATGTCCATGATCCACTTGTATCACCATAAGATACTGTACCACCTCTACCTGCAACTATCTTGTCATTAAAGATTGCAGACATTTGTAATCTTTCATTACCAGAAGATACTTG